TGTACTCGGAGTGCTCGACAACCTCGTAGCCCTCCTTGCTCTGCAGCAGAAGGGCGAGGCTTTCGACCGACTGACCCTCGTAGGTCTCGCGCTCCTCGTGCTCCAGCTCATCGTTGAACGTCTTGACGATGGCGAGCTTGGACAGAAGCGAATCCTTGATGTACTGGTAGAGGATCGTGAAGCCAGGATTACGCTGCATGAACTCGTGGTTCACGGCGCCAGTTTCCTGCTCAGCCGCCTCTACGTCCTCGGGGCCAACGGGGGCGAATTTGACCGGCTCGTCACTGCCGCAGAAAATCTCCATCAGGGTCGGCATCATGCCGTCGATGGTGTCGGCCACGTCATTCGATACGACCTTGGACCGGCCCTTGATCGTGGGCATGTCCTCGGTCACGTCGCCCTGATAGTAGTTCAAAGCCTTGCGCCGCTCGTCGCTGAGCTTCGATGCCTCGGACGCAGCAAGGGCGTCGGCCCGCTCTGCGGCGAGGATCGGCCTCAGGTCGGACGGCGTCAGCTTGGGCATCAGAGCGTGCGCCAGCTCAGCACGTAGGCCGACAGACCGACGAAGGCGAGCGCACCCGCGACCGACAGCACAATCCAAGCCACGTCAGACAACTCCTGCATCGCTGTACTCGAGCGCCCTGTTGAACGCCCTCGTGCGGGAGGGCTCCTCGTAGCAAATCGCCATCAGACCAAACGCATCCGCAGCGTGGCTCGACCAGTCGTGATCAGGACCAAGGCCGACGTTGCGCTCTTCGTCCTTTTTCTCGTGGTAGAACCCGAGAGCGTCGCGGCCGTCTTCGGTGGTCGACTCGTTGAACCACACTTTCGGGAACACGCGCCGCACGGCCTCGATGCGGAGCGCAGCCGCGCCCCGGCCCTGGTTCGGCACGATCGTGGTGCTGAATTCGGCGTCTTCCAGGTGCTGGGCATACCGCTTGCCGGTGATGTTGTTCTCGTTCACGCCATCGTGCGGGAGAACACAATGGATGTGCTCGTATCCCTTGCGGCGCAGCTCGTTGACGAAATAGGCCAGCACTTGGCCCTGGCCCTCGATGTAGTCGAGCACCCGGATTTCCTGCCCAACGAATTGGACAATCCAAATAGACATCGCATCGGCGGTGGCGCCCGATCCCCCGAGATCCCAATAGGCTTTCTTCGGAAGTAGTGGGTCTGCGCTCACCTTGCCGATGCGACCCTCACGCTTGCATGCATTCAGAACAGCCGCGAAGTACGCGCCCTCGAATGCCTTCGCGTACCCGCCTTCCCACGTGTGGTCGTAGCGCTCCGGGTAGCTGACTTCGTCCTGCCGGCGCTCGGCCTCAAGGACGCTGTTCCAGAACGGGTTGTCGCGCCAGTTCGCCTCTACGACGATGGCGTTGTCGGGCTTCTTGGCCCGCATGAATTCGTCAACCGCGTCCTTCTTGTGGCGCGGGTTCCAGGAGAACCAAATCTCCGAGCCTTCAACGCGGATCGTGGGGCGTAACAGCGCTAGGCTGCGGTGCGTCAGTGTCTGCGCTTCCTCAACCCAGGCGTACTTGCAGCCCTCCAGCGACTTGATCGACTCCGCCGTGTGGTCCTGCATACCCTGGAAGAGAATCACACCCCCACCCGGGGTGCCGATGTTCTCCTTGGTGATGCTGAACTTCTCGCCTACGCCCAGATCCTTGATCTTCGTCTCGATCAGGTGCTTGGACGATTGGGCCAGCGTCTTCTGGTATTCTCGGATGCAGACCGCGCGCGTTCCGGGCTCACGCAGGCACGTGTCAACCAACAGCTCGGCGAAGAAGTGCGACTTGCCGGATCCTCTGCCGCCGTGCGCCCCCTTGTACCGCCCCGGGTACAGCAGGGGCTCAAAGACCTCAGCGGTCTTTATGTCCAGGCTTGACAATGATGCGCCTGATTTCCGTCAGCACGTTCACAGGGTCGGCCTCGTTGTCCCCCACGATGGCCTGCGGCGGCTTGCCGTCGACCCGGTCCCCAATCTCCTTGGCCGCGTCCATCTTCCCCTCCGCTGCAGCCGCAACCACTTGCTCGGCAATCCTCGCCAGCATCTTGCGATCGGGGTTTTCCGGGTCCGGCCGGCTGAGGGCCACCATCAGCGCATCGCGCCACGGCTTGTCCTTCACCCGGCCGCCCGGATTGCCGGACTGGCCCTTGGTGAAAGCCATTGCTCTGAATCCTTAATTGTTTGTGGGCAAACAAAAAGCGCCCGGGATTTCTCCACGCGGGCGCCATAATTCTAGGGTAGGGTTATTTATGCCACAAATTGGCGGATTTGCAACAGGCTATTTTCCACGTCGATGCGGCGTGTCGACGAAGCGCATCCGCCAAACGATGGTGCCCGGTACAGACTCCATCTGCCGTTCGCCGCGCGGCCACTTGGAAGTGATTTTCCACTCTTCCGGGGTGTAGTGTGGAGAACCGCCTTGATCCCAGTGCATGAGCCGCCCGCCGCTGTACTCAACATCCCACAATTGCCCGCACGTAACGCATTCAAGTTTAAGGTTGTTTGACGCCATGACCCAGCCATCCGTATCGCGCGCACTCTCAATGCGGCAGCCGCCCGCGGCGCACGCCGCCAGCTCATCGATAATCACCTGGGGAAGCTTGCTCATATGGCTACTCCTTACCCTCCCCGCCCATGCCGGCGATATCAAGGGGTTCGCCGAGGTGATCGACGGGGATACGATTCGCATTCTCAATGTCAAAGTTCGGCTGTGGGGGATTGACGCGCCAGAATTGCCCACGCCCCAAGGCGTCGCTGCAAAGCAGGAGCTTGCAGAGATCGTATTTGGTCATGTGATCCACTGCGAGCGGGTCGGGAAGGTGTCGTACGGCCGGCATGTCTGCCTGTGCTTCCGGGCTGACGGGCAGGATCTCGCAAGACTTATGGTCGATGCTGGTCATGCGAGGGATGTGCCGAGGTACTCGGGTGGGTTCTACGCGCGGCCCTATAGACCGCAGTGATAGCCATGTCGTAGCGCGCCCGGGCGGTCCTGTAGTCGCACCCTACCCGCCTACCCAGCCGAGCCCAGGAGTAGCCCCAGCACCGCCCTACGACGATCAGGCGGGCTCCATCGTGGTTCGGAATCCCGTTGATGATCGGCCACCAGCGATCAAAGTGTGTGTAGTCCTCGGGACTGGGGCGCTGGACGTTCAGCTTGGTCCTGTCCGATGGGTAGGCTAGCCAGTCTTCCCCTCTGTCGGGTTCTGGCATGTGCGACCGGAGCGACCGAGGGGGAGAGCCATGACGGGGGAATGGCATACGGCGTAGGGTGTCGCAGCACCGCACCAGCTCGCTAATCAGGTCTTCCTCCGTCATTTAGCAGCCGCCTCCGTCAGGTTGGCCGGTATTTCGTCGCACGCGCCGGCCCGCGTGTCTGCGGCGTCCCGCAAACTCATCCGAGCAGCCCCATGAGCCGCTCGGCCAATTCCCCACCCGATCTCCGCTCCCGCTCCACCCTGGCCAGCCCCGCCGCTACGCTTCCCCTGGAGCACGTCAGCGCATTGGCTATCTCGTACTCGTTCATCCCGTGGCGCTCACGTAGGAGCCAATAAACGGCATAGCGGGCCAGCCGGGCCTTGGGGTTCCCGGTGTACTTTCCCGTGATAGTCCCGTTCTTCAGCCCGAATTGCTGGGCAACCAAGTCGATGGTCTGGCGCACGATGCAGCGCGGGTCATGAGGTCTCAGCTCGCCCGTGTAGACCGGGGGCAGTCGGGTAATTCGACCAGCCTCGATCGCTTCGGAGATGAGGTCGAGTTCCTGTTCCCGGGGGATAGGCGGGATGGGCCGGCGGCGGGATCGGGCGCCTTGCTCGCGCCGGGATTCGATTAGGGTCATGGCATGGCCTTGTGCTTGATCAGGCGCTCGTAAGTGGACCACGGCATAGCGACCACCCACGGCGCACGGTCGGCGCGCATGAACAGAAGCTCGCGCCCCTCAAGCCAGCGATAGACCATCCCAAAACCGCCGCCGTTGGCCTTAACCTTAACCTCGGCAACACCGACCCCTGGCACCTTTACATCCCCGGCGTACGAACCGCCCATCGACCCGGATAATGGAATCCGCTCTGCCGGAATGCCAATATCGCGGTGTAGATCAACAACTTCCCGCTCACAGCGGGCGCCCTTGCGGCGGGACATCAAACCCATTTCGTGTTCCTAGTGTCCGATATTGTTATGCGACTTGGGGACAGCGCTGTACTTGGAGCGGCGCATCAGTACGGCCCGGTGCCTCCGCCGCCAGAGAGGGGCTCTTCCCAAACTTGGTCACCGGCATCTCCTGAATGTCGTGAAACTTGCC